CAATCAACGAACTACAACGTTATTCTGTAAGGGGTAAGATTGATAGTGGTATCTTGTTTAGTCTATCAGAAGTCAATACAAAAGAACTTATCTCATCTTTAAAAGAAAAAAGATTTAATGATATGAGAAAATGGGTTATACAAAACCTTGACAAAGAACCATCTCACTTGTTTAGAACGATTTACGAAATTCTATATTCAAGTTTAGACTCTAAATCTATACCTCAATCTATATTAATTTTGGCTGGATACCAATATAAATCTGCGTTTGTTGCAGATCAGGAAATAAATATGATTGCTTGTTTAACTGAAATTATGGCAAGTTGTAAATTTAAATGACTTTTTTAAGACCACTTTATACTCATTGGAATAATAAATTTTCTGAAAATGAAAGATTAGATATTATAGACCAAATATACAAAATTTCATATAAAGATGAGGATAAAACAGAAGTAGCAACTGATGTAAAATCAGGTGATTCATTAAAAAATTCTCATTCTAAATGGTGCTACAACAAAGATATGACCTCATTTTCTTTATTTGATGATATTTTATATTCAATAAACAAAGCAAATCAACAAAATTTTGGATATAATTTATATCCTTTATCTTCATTAGAGTGTTTGTATAATAGATATGAAGCACCTTTTGGTGAATATAAATGGCATATTGATGACTCAAGTGATAATACTTCAGATGTTAAATTAACTGCAGTTGTTAATTTATCTAAAAATAATAGTTATGAAGGCGGTGAGTTTCAATTAAATCCAGGAATGCAATTTTCAATACCTGAATTAACACCAGGTAGTATGATTATGTTTAGATCAAGCACACTTCACAGAGTCTTACCTATTACTAAAGGAATTAGAGAAAGTTTAACACTTTTTATACAAGGACCAAAATTTTCATAATAAATATAGTAAAATTTAACACTACAAAAAAGATATATGGCAAGAAAAACATTATTTAGAACACTAATAGTAAAATTAAGAATGTGGTATGCTGACATAAGAGGTCATCACGGTAAACGTTGGAATTATGAACCAGGTGAGTGGTATATGGGCAGACACAATAGAAAAAAATAAAATTTTATGAAACAATCATATTATGAAATTATTGAAGATAAAAATTTTTTAAATTCTGAACAAAAAAATTTTTTAGAAAAATCTTTTAAAGGTCCTTTTTATTTACACAAAGAATCTGTACCAGGCGATGAAAAAAGTCATCTACAACACGTAATTGTAAAAAGATTTGAACATAAACAAAATGAAGAACAATTAATAAAATCAGATTATTATGATTTTTTTATTTCCGTTTTAGATTCATTTTTACAAAATAATTCTAGTAAACTTAATTTATCAAATACTACAAATATAGATATACTTAGATGTAGTATAAATCTCATATATTCACAAAAAGATAATATGGGTGTTATTCATAGAGACCACGATAATATTAAATATAATCAATTAATAGTTTATTTAAATGATTGCGATCCTTCAGCAAAAACTTTAATATACGAAAATGATTGGAAAACAATAAAAAAAGAAATTACTCCAGAAAAATTTAAAGGTTTATTTTTTAGAGATTTTCCTCACGCAGCAATTTATCCTAGTTATGGATATAGAATGATATGTGTAATTACTTTCAAAATGGATTAAATATGGCATACGAATTAAGAGATTATTTAAACGCAATTAACTTTAGTAAAGAAAATCTACTAGATACAGATGATTTAACTTGGGAAAAGAAGTATCCACCCTTTGTAATCAATAAGTGTCTATCTATGCACTATGACTGTATTGCACAGGCAAATGAGATGAATGGGTATCACTTTTTAGATAAGAAAGTCCAGTTTCATTTTTACATAAATAGTATTAGAAAAAAGAAGCGATTTGGTGGGAAGTGGTTATCACAATCCAAATTGAAGAATTTAGAGTATGTAAAAGAGTATTATGGTTATAGTAATGAGAAGGCTAAACAAGCACTCAACATACTAAAAGACGAACAAATTGAAATTATAAAAGAGACCTTGAACAAAGGTGGGAGAAAAAAATGAGCGAAGAAATTATAAACTGGTCGCCAAAAAGTATGTTAGAGGTCACAATCAAACAACCAGACGACTTCCTAAAGATCAGAGAAACTTTGACACGTATCGGTGTCGCTAGTCGAAAAGACAAAACATTATATCAATCTTGTCATATCTTACACAAACAAGGTAAGTATTACATCACGCACTTTAAAGAATTATTTGCGTTAGATGGTAAGAAAGCAACATTGACAGAAAATGATATACAAAGAAGAAATACAATATCAATCTTATTACAAGATTGGAACTTAATTGATATAGTAGATAAATCACAAGCTGAAAATAAAGCACCACTATCACAAATTAAAGTGTTGCCTTTTAAAGAAAAAAAAGAATGGAACTTATCAGCAAAATATAATATTGGAAAAAAGATAGAAGAAAATAAAGAAGAAGTAAATACTGAGAATGAATAAATGCAAGTTCCTAAGTTTAGAGAATATATTACAGAACAAGATTTAGAACGTAAGGATAAACCCATTACGGTTGCAATTATTACTAAATCCTCACCAAATGTAAAAAAACAAAAACCTGGAGCACCAGCTAAAAAAGAATTAACTGTTGCACTTATAGAAAAAGCTTGTAAGAAAAAGGGTTTTGATTGTATCATTATCAATACTAAACACGCTATCATCACACAAAAAGACGAAGACAAAAATACATTAACAGTTTACAACTATGACGGTAGAGACTCAGAACATACTTTTGTAGGTAAAGATACTGTTTGTATTACTAGAGCTGGAGCAGTAGAAGATGAAGCAGGTTTATCTTTAATATCTGCATTTCAAAACTCATCAGCTTTTATGGTGAATACAAGAGCAGCAATGTTAACCTGTGATAATAAATTAACATCAGCTTTATTATTTGAAAAATTTGGTATATCAACACCTCGTACCGCCTTTGTTTCAAATGAAAAAAATATAGATGACGCTGTTAAGTTAGTAGGTGGTAAGTTTCCAATTATATTAAAAACACTTACAGGAACTCAAGGTATAGGAGTTATTAAGATTGAAAGTTATGAGTCTTTAGTATCTACTATTCAAGCATTATGGAAACACGATGCAGAACTTCTAATACAAGAATATATGCCAACAGCGTTTGATGTAAGAACGTTTGTGGTAGATAATAAGATATTTGCGAGTACACAAAGAATACACTCTAGTTATGATTTTAGATCAAATACACATAGAGGCGCTGAAGCAAAACCATATAAATTAAGTGATGATGAAAAAGAACTTGTATTAAAAGCAAGTAGAGTTTCAAAAGCTTATATGGTAGGTGTAGATCATATCGTCTATAAAGGTAAATCATATGTATTAGAAATAAATGGAAGTCCTGGATCAGGCGCAGATTATGAGGGCTATCAATATAATGATTATTATTCAGAACCTGAACCATCAGGAAGAATAAACGGTGAAATATTAATGCAGAATGTAATAGATTGGGTGTCAAAAAGAACTCATTGGGATAGACAAGCCGCAAGTGAATGTGGTTGGTTAGAAACAGTAGAGTTAGAAAATTTAGGAAAAGTAAGAGCAAAATTTGACACAGGTAATGGATCACAAGCTTGTGCTTTACACGCTGATGAAATTTTAGAAGAAGGAAAAACAATTAAGTGGAAGTATAATGGTAAAACATACACTAAACCAAGACACGGCACAAGTAAAGTTTATAGAGCAAACGCAGATGGTGAAGAACCATCAGAAACGAGACCAACTATATTAATGGATATTAATTTTAATGGATTTACATATAAAGATATAGAAGTAGGATTAGACGCAAGACCTCGTTCAGGTTCTGATATATTAATTAATAGAGACTTAATGAGACAGATGAATATAAGTGTAAATCCAAATAGAACTTTTGTATTAAGTAAAAGAATGAAACCTATTGAAAAAGAAGGTAAACAAGACAAAGTTGGCTTTCAAAAAGAACCTAGCAACATTGACAAATAAGTCAATTT